TTTTTTAACGCTGTAAACCCTTCCAGCATAAAACAGGGCTCCACCAATGAATACCCAAAAACCAGTAAAACCCTTCCATGATCCTTATGTAAGCGTCCAACTTTAGGCGAACACATAATGCTCACTTTACCTGTACGTATTAAGCCTGGGTCAAAGGTGATTGGAAGTGTACCGTTAGTTTCAAACTGAACGCGATAACCAGCTTCCACAAGCGTAGTAACTAAATTATCGGTATTTTGTCTAAACGGTTCACCGCCTGTAATGACCACAAGTCTGTTCGGTGCTGTTACCGCGTTAACATATTGCAAGATCCATTTCGGTGTTGTGAGTTCAGATTTGTCGGTGTATTCAGTGTCACAAGCTGGACATTTAAGGTTGCACCCCGCTAAACGAACGAACGTTGCTGGTTCCCCTGCAAATATGCCTTCACCTTGTATGGTTGGAAAGATGGAGTGTAGTAGGACGTTTCCACGCGGATCATGGAAGGGTTTTACTGGTTTTTGGGTATTCATTGGTGGAGCCCTGTTTTATGCTGGAAGGGTTTACAGCGTTAAAAAAGCCGCACAGTGTCATAGATGTGTGCGGGTGAAAGCGTTTATGCTATTTATTATTCAGCAGAACCTTCTGCTTTGTCTGCTGCTTTAGCAGCTTTTTCTGCTTCCTTACGGGCTTTTTCTTCCTCCTTGGCAGCCTTTTCTTCAGCTTTAGCTTTTGCTTTAGCTTCCTTTTCTGCTTCCTTTGCAGCTTTTTCTTCTGCCGCTTTAGCAGCTTTAGCTGCTTTAGCTTCTTCGCGCTCTTTACGCTTAGCTTCTTTTTCAGCTTTTTTAGCTTCTTTAGCAGCTTCACGTTCAGCAATCTTAGCAAGTGCTGCTTCAGATTGGATACGACCTTCAATACCGTGGAACTTTCTCCAGCGGCTATATTCAGCTTTAACGTTTGACGGGTTTAAGCCGATTTTGTCTGTTTCAACTAACAGATCCGCTACTGCAACTGGTGAACCTTTAGCTTCAGACATTTTGTCAGCTAAGTCCCAAGCTTGACCGCAAAGGGTGCCCGAAAGTGGACGCGTTACGTTATTTTGTGAAATACGTTTTGGCGCTTCTTTTGCTGGCGCTTTAGTTTCAGTTGCTGCTGTGTTTTCTTTTTCAGTATTCATTGTGATTTCCTATTAACGAGTTAAAATAAGTAAGTTAGGGTGCAACTTTACAGAACCAGTGCGGTCTTGTAAACACCCCAAATTAACGTCTTATCCGATACTAGGTTGTGCTTTCTGCCAAGCCCCTAAAGTGGTGCTGGCGGTGGTACGCTTAACGCCTAAAGCTTCTAGTTCGTTCATGAGTTCGATACGCATTTTACGTATTACGGATAGGTCTGTAGGTTTACCCATACTTTCCCATTTTTGTTCAGCAGCTTCGAAAATAATTTCCCGCTGGCCGCTGTTTTTGGTACGCTCCCCACTATTGCCGCTAGCTGGTCGCGTTGTGCTAACCTTAGCCACTTTTTCACGCGGCATTACACTTACGCTCGGTAAGCTCGGTTCGCGCTTTAAAGTCGCATACAGGGACACGCATTCGGTTTCATCTAATAGCTGGTCTTTAAGGTTTAGAATTAAACCACATAACATATCAACCGTGTCACATTTTGGTGGAATGTCTTTACCTGAAGTTTGCTTGTAAATTTCACCAAGCTCCCAAACGCTAAAACCTCTTAGGGTGCTCATTGTAAAGTCGTTCACGTAATAACTACCGGACGGAAGTAGGATATCCGCCCAGTAGAAAGCTTGCTTTTCACTTGGGACAACTTTAAGAAGTTTTAAGTTGTCCAAGTCCAATAGAAGCATCATATACTATCTCCCTTTAAATCCCATGAAGTTTCTCCAGCGGTAAAGTTCAATTGAAGCGTTGTTAAAGTTGTGTGAATGCTCTTCTGCCCAACCTTTAAGCGCTTTAGGTGTGGGAACCATACCAGTCGCTTCGTATAGTTCGTCACATTTGTTCCAAACCGCAGCACATTTACCACCTTCGCTAGGACGTTTAATACCGTTGCGTTCTTCACGGTCTTTTTGAATTTTAAGACCTTTACCTGTAACGTTTGCTTTCTTAGTGTTAACTGGTTTAGCTGAGCTAATTTTAACAGTTTCACCAAATTCTTCACTACAAGCCAAGCAGATCCATTCCTTACTAATTGCAGGAACTTGTGAGCGGTGTTGCTTGCAGATTTGTTGCTGCGTTTCGTAATCGCTAACACCGTTAGAAAGGTGCGTATTACAATGTGGGCAGTGTGTGTAAGTTCCAACAACTGGCTCTTCAATTGATTGTACTTCAGCTTCAACTTCCGCTTCAATGAACGTCCACTTACCAGCAGCATCTTGAATTAGTGTGAACTGGTCATCGTTTTCAAATTGCTTGCGAGCTGCGCGACGTGCGTTTGATTTATTTGAGTAAGTTTTTAACATAGCGTTAGTTCCCGTAATTAAGTAAGTAGCGTTGTTGCTTGAGTAGTAAATATACGGATCCTTGATACATTGTACAAGCGTTTTTTACATCTTTTTTAAAAATAATTCAAATTAGATGTAAAAACGCTTATTTTACATAGGTTTAGAAAGGTAATTCTAATTCCCATTCTGAGCAACCCGTACTGACCACACTTATTGGCGGTGTTTGTCCGTACTTTTTACACACGTTATTTGTAGTGTCAACGTGCTCGCAGTTTGCACAGGTACTTATTATACCTGCCAAGCTCATATCTGCCTGTGCAACCTTACGCGCTTCTCTAAGCTTCAATTTTTGGCTTACTTGCGTCTTCATCTAATTCTCCAGTGTAGTCAACTAACATGATTTCAGGGTATGGTTTGCGGTTAGTCCATACGCGTAGGTTCTTAGGTGTTTCACATTCCGCCCAGCGCTCAATAGCTTCGTCAAGCGTGTGAGGTACTTTATCCTGAACCCCTGTTGCTTTACGCCACCAATCACATGCTTTCTTAAATGCGTACCCACTGTGTTCTAAGCATAAAGGCTGTTTAAAGCGTCTTAAACCGCATTGGTAAGTAACTTCGATATAACCTGGCTTACCCATACGACCCGCTCGCATATTATAGGTTAACAGGTCAACTTTGAACACCTCCACAATAGGACTGTCATCCTTTTTCTTTTTGGCAATGAGCTGGTCGCTTGCTGCCTTAGCTTTAAATTTTATTTCAGGCGGGTATTCCATTCCACATTCTGGACACACTTGTAAGCTTGCGTGGAACATAGTTTGGCAGCGTTCACATTCACGTACAGGTGCTTCACCACCGCCCTTCCCTTTTGCTTTAGGTAACACAGGGTCATTAATGGGCCCCAGTCGCTTTGTATTACCCGCAAAGTCCAACACTAAGCAATTAGGCTTTTCACTGTACGCAATAGCGTCTAGGCGCCCCTGCTGCGTTGTAAGATCGTAACCTTCAGCAAAGAACGGACGTGTACCACGACCCAATATTTGCACCCATAAGCCAGGAGACTTGGTTGCACGTAATATACCGAGCATGTCCACAAAGGGTGCGTCAAACCCTGTGGTCAATATACCGTTATTAACAAGCGCAGTAACTTCACCGTCCATAAACGCTTTAATGTTAGCATCACGTTCATCACTGCTCATTTTGCTATGCACTGAGGTGGCACTTACCCCGCGTTCATTTAGCTCCGTTACTATATGCTCAACGTGTTCAATACCTGTACCAAATATCAACCAGTGCTTCCGGTTCTCCCTTTCAGCATACGTAACCATTTCATCAACTGCTGCCTTAGTAATGTATTCTTGGTCTGTAGCGTCTTGTAAGTCACCTTGCTTGTAATCACCTTGTTGTGTACCAACACCCGTCAGGTCTATTTGCGTGTCTGTAGCTTTAGGAACTAGGGTCGCTAAGTACCCTTGATCAAAGAACCAGTTAAAAGCTTCCAGTTCACACATGTCACAACATATATCCGTAAACAAACCATCTTCATCTGTTATCATACCCATACCAACGCGGTAAGGCGTAGCAGTCAAACCGATAACCTTAAGCTGTGGGTTTACCTTACGTAGAAAGTTAATAAACTTGCGGTACATTGTGTTGGACTTTTTAGGTATTAAGTGACATTCATCCACCATTATAAGATCCACGTGCTGGAACTGCTCAGCTACCCTGTGGATAGACTGAATACCTGCGTAAGTTATGGGGAATTGTGTTTCCTTACGTCCTACACCTGCTGAGTATATGCCTGCGGGTGCTGTAGGCCATATTGTCATTATCTTGTCATAGTTCTGCTCTATAAGCTCCTTAACGTGCGTAAGCATTATAATTCGCTGTCCAGGCCACGTGGTACATACACGCTTAACAAACTCCGCTATCACTAAACTCTTACCCGTACCCGTAGGCATGGCAACAACGGGGTCACCCGCGTTGCCTTTAGAGAAGTATTCAATAATAGACGTTACAGCATATTCTTGATAGTCTCTAGGTTTCATCACTTACCCTTATCTGGATTAAACCCTTCTTTAAGTTGGGCTGAAGTAACGTGTTCGGGTCCTTGCTTAAACTCAGTGCCTTTTGTGGTTCGCAGAACTGTATAGTTGCTTTCGTGGTTTCCGCCCATGAAGGAATATTGAGGTAGCAATGTTGGGTCATAAACGTGTTTTTCACACCCGCTGAAGCTGCTGTGTTTATCATTAGCGAAATCACTGTTTCCTTGTGCGCAATGGTATCCACCGTCTCTTTTTGGCGACCAATGAGCGCAGGTTCTACAATTGATTTCTGGGCATTGCTTACCGAAGCAGACCTTCTTGTGGTCACAAAACTTGCATTCCCAAAATGTTGACTGATTGCTAATTCTTGGGAGTGGGTCAGTTGTGAAAATAATTTGCTCTGCTCTTTGTTTGTAACGGAGCGCATTAGGCTCTTCGTAAGGTATGATTTCCGCATAAATATCATCCGTATTTTTATTAACTACCATGAACAAAGTATAAGGGAGTTTGTAATAGTGCATACACTGCTGGCACTGTACAAAGTAAGCTTGATTCCACTTCTCACAACCGTCCTTAACAAACTCTTTAAACTTCTTGTCACTAGCGGTCTTAAATTCAGTGTAACATGGAGCCCCTTCAGGTAAGTCAGGACAGCCAAGCATGATACCGTCCAATGCGCTACCGTAGTGCCCACCGAAATCATTAAACTTAAACTGCCCGCCGTCATCCGTTTCGAACCATAGCTTAACATTCGGTAAACATTGCAGCATAGCAAGGAATCGCGCTTCCTCTAAGTGACCACGATTAAACAAGCGCAACACACGTTCAGGAAAGTTGGGTTTGGTTGCCCACTTCCATCCAAGTTGTACTTCACGCCCACATTTGCGCCCTAAACCTGATGCACCTTGGTGACTTCTAAATGGTGTTTCTTCACCGCGATAAGCGTCTTCCATTTTAGGAAGTAACACTTTTAAGTTTTGTCGGAACTGGGCACACTTATCAGCTTCTAGAGCTTGGGTTAGTGCTTCCATTGTTTTAGTTGCTATTTGCATAATGTTCTTTCCAATAGTTGATAATTTCTTAAGGTGTAAAAAAAGGGTCAACTAAGACCCTTTTGTTATTGGAAAATAAGCTTACTGAGCTTGCCAAGGCGCTTTGCCGCTTTGTGCTGCGGCTTGTGCATTAGGATCAGTCTGCTGTTGCTGGATTTGCATATCCGGTGCAGCTTGTTGAGCTTGTTGCTGAACTTGCTGCTGTTGCGCTGGTTGTTGCGCATTAGGGTCAACTTGCTGGTTTTGCCATGCAGCTTGCTGAGCTGGTTGTTGCTGTGCTACTTGCTGCTGTTGTGCAGGTTGTTGTTGAGCTTGCTGTGCAGGTGGTTGTTGCCACTGCGTTGTTTGTTGCTGCTGTGGTTGCTGCTGTGCAGGTTGTTGCATTTGCTGTGCAGGTTGTTGCATTTGCTGTTGTGGTGCAGCCATACCAGCTCCACCGCCTTGTGATTGACGGTAGCCTTTAATTTCGTTACGAGGTTCAGGGTAGTCTTCAGTTACTTTAGACATACCAACTTTAACATCCATTGGAATGCTATGTAGTTGCTGGCTGTCTTGCACTTGGATAACACCTGTCGCGTGACAGATTGCTGAAAGCGTTTGGTAAGCAATTTCAACCGCTTTTTCGTTAGGGTTGTTAATGTTCAAACGATCCCATAATTTACGCCCTGCGAACTGTGCAGGTGCAACAACTTCAATCGTTAGCTCCAAATAAGAACCTGTACCAGCTTGTGTTGGCTTAAGCTCAGATTCAACAATCTGTGCTGTGTACCAGCCTGGCGTCAGGTTTTCAAAAGCTTGTTGAGGTGCTACGTCTTGCGCGTTAAAATTTAATTGTGACATTTTTATTTCCTACTTAGTTAGTTAATTTACGTTGGTTGTTTCGCTGTTCACTAGCTGTAGACCATTTGCAATTTTCAGGTTCATAATCACCATTAACTTGAATACGGTCAATTGAATAACCTTTAGGTCTGTCGCCCATGTCAGCATAAAAGTTTAAAAAGTTATCCCAACGCTTACAAATCTTAATTCCTCGGCCACCATAGTCTGAAAACCTAGAGTCGTTAACATTTAAACATCTAGCTCGCATTGCCAACCAAGACCTGTAAGTGCCTGAATTTAATGTATTGTTTACTGCATGACCGTGTTTCAAGTTTGTCTTTTTTAAAACACAGCTACGCGAACAAAATTTACCGCTCTTAACATCCCTGCTATCTTTATCAACAACGTTGCCACAATCACATTTAACAATCCAGCCTTTAGCTCCGCGGTGTACCTTTTCACCACGTTTAATAACAACTAAATGTCCAAAACGCTGGTCAGTTAAATCATTAATGCGACCCGTCATTTCTAATTTTCCTATTAGTTAGATTGTTGGGCAGAAGTGCCCATAATTTTATTAATGATTTGCCCGATGTGTGGAAATTCTATTTCATCCAACGCACCTGAGCGGTCTTTTGCATCAGCACTGAAATCAGGCTGAGTACGTAAATAACGGTATGTAGAATTATCGGGGTTTTTACCGATTGCAATTTGAAATACTTCATCCGTTAAATAAGGTGTCGCAGGACCCATTTTCTGGCCCGGCAAACTAGGTCCAGCAAGTGTTAAACCAGTACCTTCATCCTTACTACGTTCTTCTTTAAAGTTAAGCAGTACATGTCGGCCTGGAAGGTCACGGAAAGCTTTAATGGTAGTAGTCATTTTTTCAATTAACTCACCATACGCTTGGCGTGGATCCTTAACCTGCTTTTTAGCATTTGTTAGCACCTGCTCTGCTATCTCTGTAGCTGAGTCAAGTACGGGGTTGAATTGCATACCTTGCGGGTCAGTACGTAAGTAAACTTCCGCATCCACAAGATCTTGCACCGTGTTAATTTGAATTACTGGTATATCATACGTAATGCCTGGAGTGTTAACACCCCACACGCGCTCAATGTTTTCACGCTTCAGTGAAAGCATACCAGATTCCGCGCTTAGAATAATCGGGTTAGGCATTGTACAAGATAGCATGGTTTTACCCATACCAGAACGTCCGTACAATACAATCTTAACACCGTTATTAGCTGCTAAGCTATCAGCGCTTACTAAGTTAATCGCCATTGTTATGACCCTACTAAAAATGTATATAGCATATGGAAACCTTTCACCAATCCGCTATAAATTAAAAGAATGAATGCTGATTCACCTAACCGGTCAGCTTCAGTACCTTTCTTAGAAAAGAGCCCGATAACAAGTGCAATTAGCGAAATGGCTAATAATATGTGTGGGAACTGCATCGGGTTGCTCCTTGTTAATAGGGTAATAATATTACCCTATTGTGAAAATTATTGCGCGTTAATTTTAGCTAGAAGTGCGCTTAGTTCCTCGCACTCTTGGTCTTCGCTAAACCCAAGAGCTTCTTTAAGCTCTTTAATCTTACGCATACGGGTAACTTTTTGCTGAATTTTAGCAAACTCTTCAGCCAATTCGTCTTCTTTAGCAAGACGTTCTTCATGCGCATCAAGGTCAACTTTTGTCACTACCCACTTATACTTATATGCAGCGTTAGCGTCAATGTCAGCAAGTGTATGAACTTCATATTTGGTGCGGTTATTGCGCTTTGTTTAATAAGCTTCCGTTCTATACGAGCAACTCTTGTAGTGGTGATCCCACTCTATGTGGTGTCGGTTTTAGCGCAAGCCTTAATGACATATCTTCAAATTGGTCTC